CGTATTGGTCCTGCATAATTAGTACGCAAGCCTTAAATGTAAGGCTATCCATTCCGAGAACCTTAACAATTTCATCCTGCGTATCTTTGTACTTCTCTTTCGAGCGGTCAAGCCACTCGCCTTCAACCAACTCTGACAGATTAAGGGTACCCTTCCCGGATTTTGCTCTCGTTCTAACAACACGGTAGGTTTTCTCTCCAAGTCCGAATGTGAAGCTGATGGATCCGGAACGAGCCTTTTCATCACTTCTAATCCAACCGGTGTTGGAACCCTCTCTCGGTTCTTCGTACAAGCAGTCGAGAATTGCATCCATAAACAAGCTGCTCTTTCCTGCTCCGTTCTGTCCGTTGATGGTGCAGAAGCTAATATCTTCAAAGGAGAAACTCTCCTCTACATAGTTACGATAATTCTTTACAGCAATTTCTTTTGGAACAAAGGTACCGAACACATCCGAGGTGGAATCGCTGGCCAATGCTCTTGCTATAATCGGTCTTGCCAGTTCTATAATCTGGTCGATTTTATCCGGCTCAACCATTTTCTCAGTAAGGTACTGAATCAAATTTGTTTCCGGGTCATCAAACTTCGACAATTCCGTTCTGTTGGCACCCTCCAGCTTATCCATTGCTATATCCGATTTCCAAAATGCTCCTGCCTCATAAAGAGCCTTCTCAATCTGCGAAGTGCTGATTGCTTTCTTCTGATCGGCTGTGCAACTATAGATAATTCTCACGATTTTATCAGCCACACCCTGCTGAGCAAATTCCATAGGAAGCATTTCCGGATTCGTAATTGACCTTTCCACATCTTCCTGCTCCCAAGTGATTGTTAAGAACTGGCGATACGGTGTTTTGTGGAATACCGAAGTTTCATAGGTCAATTCCTGTCTCACATAATCTTCTCTAAATTCATGCACCCAAAAGCCTCGTTCCTGTCCTTCATCATTGAAGTTCATAGCGTTTATGGCGCCGGAATAGTAAACATTCTTCAGATTCGGTATAACCTGCGGTCTATGAATATGTCCCATGGCAACAAGGTCATAATTGGCCGCCAACAATACATCCTGTGTAATGATAGGCTCAAACTGAGTAAGAAACTGAGTTTGTCCGCTTTCGGTGTTACAACCAGGAATTGTGTAGTGCGACATAAGAATTGCCAGCTTATGTTCCTGCTTACTCATCATTCCAAGGCTTGATACAATGTTTCCAATTTCATCCGTGAATACAATGTTTTCTTCCTCTTTGGATAAGCCAGGGAACTTTGCTCTGAAAGCTCCTTTATCAAAGCCCGGTAAAACTGCTACGTTGGCATACGGTGTGTTTATCACATCAGGAGTAGTAACAACCGTAACGTTGCTTACCAGTTCGAAATGGGCCTTTAATTCGTCGAAGGCTTCCTCTGAATCATGGTTCGGTGTGCCCCGCATAACAATTACATGCTCGGAAGCATTTGCCAGCTTCATGATGATTTCACGAGCCTGCAACACTTCTCTATGGCTTCTGCCCTGCCATATCTCTGCTTGGTGGAAGATGTCGCCGGATACCAATGTCAACTGTGGCTTTTCCTGTTCTGCCACTCTTACCATTTCATTAAGGCAATTCAGAGTATCTACAGAACGGAGATTTACTCCGTCCTGTTCCGGACCTTTGAATGAGCCTATGTGCCAATCAGCTGTGTGTAATATTTTCATGTTGTAACCTCGCTTTCTTCGTAAGTGCTTCAAGTTTCGGATATAAGAGATTAAACTGTTCATCTGACATGCCGCAGAACTCTAATCCGTCACTTCCCCAACATTCTCCGATTATAAGGATATTCCCCCTAATCGGGTGTCCGTGCAAATCGCTTTCATATAACCAGCTCGCAACCACATTTACTTCTAAATCGTGATAGCAAGCCTCTTCATCCATTAACATGCTTGTGCAGCTTCCCATCTCTTTTCCCGGTCTGTTGGAAGCTCCGAGAACCTTGTAAAGTCGATTAGGCATTACATGTTCCATTAGTTCACATTTCGGGCCGATAAGGTCATATAACTGGCTATTCACAGCTGATATATTCCCTTCCGGAAAATCACAAGTGGAAATCTCATTATCTGCAGTAATTCTGATGATTTTCATTAGTGTCCTCCCCTCTGACATTTGATACACAAAGGTCTTCCGAATTTATCAATCGAATAAGAATATACATTCTCTTTTATTTCTGCCCCGCAGTTGTCACATACATAACCCGATGTTTCCTGTTGAGGTGGTGCAGGCTGTTCGCGAGGAGCATCCTGCGGGTTCTGGTCGAACCAATTTCCTTCCGGCTGTTCCATATTGCCTTCATCATCCGTAACCATGTCACTGGCAAAAGCAGGATTATCGGCAAATTCTTCCGGATTAAACATCGAGTCTCCACCCGATAGGCTACTTGACACTTCCAATGCTGGTGTTGTTGTAAGAGGCATTGCTTGAGCCCCAAACAATGAGCCGATAGAGTTCATTCCCTGCGTCAGAAATGCTCTTTTTACCTCTGGATCAGTATAATCAGGAGCGAATGTAACTCTCGGAATAGCAAAAGGTCTTTCAAGCTCTGCTCTTGTGTACTGCCCTTTAAGACCGGTCAATGCTCGGATTACTCTATTGATAGCTCCGGTCATGGCTTTTTCAGCCGCCGTCTTTCTAAGCAAGGTCATATTCACTAATACCGAGCGTTCGATGTACTTCTCTCTGTCACAATCATCGATTACGTAAGCCTTGCAAGCCTTTCCCCACTTATTAGTGGCGTCAATCCATTTGCCCTTGAACATTTCCGCAGCGGCTTTGGCGGCTTTTTCATCGGTAATGCCTTTAATGGACTTATCCATAAATTCAACTCTGAAATTTGCCTCTTCATCATCGAGGTCAATTACTTTCTCATCTGCATGTGTCTTTCCATTTCCATCCGGCATACGCATAGCTCCAAAGGCTTTTGCCTTGTAGCGATTTTGATTTTCTCTTATTCCATAAGTACGTTCCGGGTCGAACTGGATACCAGCTGCAGCTGCTAACTTCATTAAAAGGGGTTTTGCAGGAGAAAATGTATCAACATAGACTTCTCTTCCGTTCTGTGTCTGTTTCACAGAACCAACTTTGAATACATCCCCGCTATTTTCTGATAGATCTACGGGCACTTCCATGACCGTAATTTTGTAGAACGGATTTAATTGAACTTCCGTCGAAGCCGGCATAAGAAGATTACATCCGGCATACTTCTGCTGAATCTCAGCAAGTGCTCTGTTGTTTTGCATATTTGTACCTCCGTATTATAAAATCTATTGATTTAAAGCGGTCTGCTGTGGTACAATATAGCTGGTGGTAGGAGTGCTTTGGTTTTTAACCGAGCGCTCTTTTTCTATATTGTTCAGCGTTTCGCATAAATCCATTGTGAATCTTGAGAAAGCCAATGCTCTTACGCATTCTTCGGTGAGCTTAACCAAATACCAATGTTGCATAATCACATCTCGCTTTTCTCTCTCGTATGAGTAGGCCTGCTTCTTTTTGGCATAAGCCAATGCGTCAGTAAACAACTCATCTGATATCTCGCATTCAAGCAGTTCCTCCACTTCTTTCTTAGTGACTTCCATTACTACCTCTTTTCCAAGAATTTGCTGATTGCCCAAAAGCTTATAACGAATACCATTCCTATCAGCAGGTACTCGCCGCCGTAGGCAACATAGCCTCTTTCTTTGTATGCATATTCAATAGCCCAATCTCCGACAAAATAGCTTACCGAGAAGCTATAAAACAATTCGAGGATTACCGTGAATATCTTGTCGAAGACGGTTTTTCTTTCTTCCGTTTCGCTTCGCATTTCGGACAAATATAACCGGACTTTGGAATCTTCTGTAATACACTGATGTTCCACGCCAGCTGACAGTCTATACATTTTGCGGTCACTCATTTTCTCCCTCCTATTTGTAAAATTTCATATTTTCGGACTGATATAAGAATTCGAGGTTTCTGCTATGCCAACTGTCATATTCACTACTCTCGAAATACAGTGCCCCTCCGGAATAGTCGTAAAGAGCAGTTCTTACAACCTCTACCGCTTCGTAACATTCCTCATTAGGTTCTGTGGTCCACCAGCGTCCTCCAGGGATTACCGGGCTGAACTGATATACCGTCTTGCCATTGCTATTCTGGTGGCTTTCAAAGATTACCTCTTCGATGGTGTTCGGAAATTCCTCTGACCATACCCGATTCAGAACTGTTAATATAACAAGTGTTTTTGTTTGAACATTCTCGCCTTCCGCTTCTGCCATAGCTATCTTGGCCAAAAGATAAGTATCTTCGTAATCCCAATCTTTGCTATAGGAGAATTTCGGGTACGTACTGCTCGTTATCTCTTCCGCTTCCATTTCCTGCACCACCGGTACATCCGTAATTGCTTCTACCGTAACCTCTGTGAAGAAAACCTGCTCCGTAGGATGTTCAATAACCCCTGCCTCCGTTTCTGCTTTGCCCTGTGCCATCACGAGCAATGTGGAACTGACGATTCCTGCAAAAACTATCAGCGAGGACATCCTAAACAACTGCCTGTTCAACGCTTCTCGCCTCCTTTGTAAATCCAAATGCATACTGGCCATTCCGACCAACAAAAACCATCTTCTGTAACTGTTCCTGCTTTTCCTGTGCTTCTTTTTCACAATCGCACTTTTCTCCGGGATCCAATGCGCATCCGCATAGACCACATTCTCTGTAATATGCCACTTTTCTACCTCCTTTAATGTGCGATACAACAACGCTCATCAAAGTATTTCTTCGGTACCTTACCAGCGGGGTAATCCGCTATAAGTTTTCCGTCTTTGACGAGTTCCTGCTTTATCGCTCTCATAATTTTGTATGCTTTGTCTTCTTTGACACCAAGCATTTCCATAACCTCATTGACGTCGTAATACGAACGCTCCGCTTTTGCTACTTCCATTGCAATTCTCCTTTCTAAAGGTTCTTCTCGGTCCATGCCTTTAAGCTCTGTGCGATTGAACTCAGCTCATCAAGGCTCTTAATAATATCCTCAAGCGCAGGCTTTTCCTCTTCCGTAATATTTCCGTCTTCGGTTATATCCAGCAGCTGTTCTCGTACGTGAGATATTTTTCTGAGCGAAGCCATTGCTTTGACTGTGATTCTGTCAAGCTCACAAATGCTCAATTCCGGTGTATCTCCTCCAAGAGGACACTCATTCCGGCAATAATGATTTCTCAGCTCTGGAGCGTGATATAAGTCTGACATTAACATCACAGCTTCCGGCGACGGTCTGTCTGTTCCTAATTCCCATCCCGCTAAGGATGAAGGGCTG